TGCATTGACACCTAAATGATAATCACCTATTGCAGCTTTGAAAGGGCCACCAACTAATTTTCTAGGGATACTTGGTTCTATAGAATGCCACCACGATGTTTCCCATACAGTTGATAGTCTAGGTTTACCTAAATCATTACTACCAAGACCTTCACCTTTAACAACTTGCCATCCAGAAAATCCTACTTCATCTTCAACAACCCATCCTGCGTTTGTCATGTAGTAAAATGCTGGTATAGATGGATGCACAATGTCATCCATGCTTTTTGCAACAATTTCATATGACTCTCGTTCACCATCATTTTTATCTAAATTTATTTTAGGATTAGTTTTATCATCTGAAACATCAAGTCTCTCGAATGCAGTGTAACCTTTATAATCGTGTAATTGTTTCTTCATTTTTTATTTAATTGTATACCTTGTTTCTTTTGTCGTGCTTGTATCTTTGCATGTTTATCGATGACTGCATCTGTCTTGACTTCTTTTGCACTTCGTCTTTTTATTGACTTTGCAAGGTCTGACCTAGGATGTGCATCTGCAACTTTACTAAGTACTTCGTTAAACCCACCTGTACCACCAAGACCAGTCCTAGAACCGACCTTTGAAACTATATTTGGTGCAGAAATTATTTTCTTCAAATGAGGATTAGTTTCACTAAACTCATCTAAATCTTTGTAAGACATACGATGAGATTCTACCTCACCAGTCTCAGTGTTCTGAAATTCATATATAGGCATTATCTATCCAAAAAGTTTCTTATACCTCTGTGTATCATATATGCAAGAGCTACCCAAAATCCTAGACTAAACATGAATACAAATATTTCAAATGGCATATAATATATCCACATTAAATAAGATAATAAATCCATGTCAATTACATCCCCATACATTACGATGCATACCCAGCGTGTGTTTCAAAATTCATAAACTCTGGTATTGGTCTTTTAGTCCACTTTGCAAAGTCTTTCTTGTAGTTTATATAGTAGTTCTTGTATGCCTCTACTACATTTGTTTGTTTAACATCATCTGGCATTGCAAGATATGGGTCAACATATGGTTCTACATCAATCTGCATTGGTGCAGAGGATAACATGTCTCTGAGTTTTCTATCAGTCTCATGTACTTTACCATAACGATGTGTATACTCATCACATAGATGTGTCCACATTTGATACAACCAGTTGTAATGATTTTGTGATTTTCTTACCCATAGATTACTTGGATGTTTTACATGTGAAGCTTTGTACAATGTATTCTCCATATTTTCGATAGGATGTCTCCATCGTGCAATCCTTCTACCATTTGCAGTCTTACCTTCATATGGGTCACCATCAAGAATACGATGTGCAGTTGACATCAACTGTGCATACTCAATAATCATCTTGACTACATGTTTGTCACAATGCATTTCTGCACATGTTTTTGGGTCTTTGTCTAAGTAAAATATATTCATACTATTAGTATACGATTGAAATTAAAATTTGTCAAATCATTTCTTTTTGTTGAAGAAAAATGTTGCAGAGTTTCTAGGATATTCTGCCTCCCAAGAAACACCAGTGACTTTATGAAATATGTCACCACGAAATACAACTGCACTACCACCTTTTGGTAAAGTACATGCACGAACAAAGTCAATATCATCATTTAAAAATAATGTTTCTCCACCCCATTTTCTTAAATCCCAGTGTTGCATAGGATTAATATACACTATTGCACTATAATCCATATAGTCTTGATGTGACCAAGAACTGTCACCAGCTTGAAATGCATGTACATAACAGTTATTGTATTCTTCTAATTCTACTCCTAATGCAGATTCAAAACTTGGTTTAAATATTTTCCATATTTCGTCTACAGTTCTATGTACCTCTGGATGATGTGTAAATATATCTTGATTCAGTTCGAAATCTTTTCCTTCTTTATCCCAGTAAGGTACACTGTCATCGTCTGCTTTTTGATATGCAACTGAAGCTGCCTCTGTAAATGCTTTTTGACTTTGTGATACATTCATATACCAAGTTAATCTTTCTGTTGTTCCTGTAATTTCTGTTGAAAACCCACCTTGTTCTCTAATAATTTTTTGTGCTTTTGGGTCACCAGTTCTATTCATACTAATATGAGGTGGATTACCACCATATGCAAGAAAACCTCTTATCCATTTACCATAGTTAGTAAGATTCATCCACCATGTTTCTACTACTGGTTCTGGGACGATATTATCTATTAGATAAATTTCTTCACCTAATACATCAATGTGTTCACTCGTCATCATCAAACTCCAAATAGTATGTTATTGCCATCCTATCAAATTCTGCTTCCCATGATACACCAGTGACTTTATGTGGTATATCACTCTTAAACAAACATGCAGTTGAACCTTTAGGAGAAACACCACCTCTACAAAATGTTAAACTGTCGTCTAGGAATATAGTTTCTCCACCCCATTTTCTTAAGTCATATGAATCTGGATTTAGGTAGACTACTAAACTGTAATCAAAAGGGTCTGCATGAGTCCAAACAGAATCACCATATGCATTTCTGTTTAAATAACCATTTGTATATTCTTTTTTAAATTTTCTACCAACTATCTTTTCACAATGTGGTCTGTAGATATCATATATTTCATTTGCAAGTCTTCTTACTTCTGGATGCATTTCATATACACCAGAACTAAGTCTTACATCATTAACATTTACAGTTTTAAATAACTCTGGATTCTCATCAATCATTTCTTGAGTCACTTCATAATTACCAACTTTAAATGGTTCTGGGATTATGGTTGATGTAGTTTCTGTATTGTCTGAGTTTAGACCATCTATAACAGTCTTGTTTGTTGCATCTTGATAATGATAACATTTTTCCATCTTAGATACATTAATGAACCAAGTTTGTTTTTCTCTAGTTCCTGTGACTAGTGCAGAATTGACTGTTGGCATACCAGAGTTATCTACTTCCATTGCACCTTCTATATGTGTATCCATTGCATTGATTGGTGGATTTTGGTTATAGAATATCTGATTCTTATTCCATTTACCCCATAACATAAACCCATAATACCATCCAGCTGTATCTGTATTTGATACAGCATCTGTGATTACATGGATATCATTTCCACTACTGTCTGCATTTTGATAATTCATTTATTCTTTTGTATGCATCATGAAGTTGTCGTTCTAAATCTTTGACATTATTCCTTAGTACTTGATTTTCTGCTTTCAAGTTTCTCTTTTCTTCGTCTTGCATTTGCTCTCTTCCTTAGTTGTGCATGGACAATAATTCGTTCTTTCTCATTCAGACAACTGGTATCTTTAGGGCCCCAAGTTGTTCCAATACGAACAAGTTTTGAACATGCAGATAACATATGATTCCATACATCATCTTCTGCACATCCTTTTCTATCTGTTTCAAATAATTTTCTACTGAATCGTAGTGATTTGGTTTTGTTTTTTTCTGCATACTTGGAGATTTCTCGACCTAGTTCTGCATAGAAGACTTCCTGTGGAGTCATATCATAATTACTATGTTTATTCATTATATATCCTTTGTATAAAAGTTGTTTGACACATTATAACAAAATGTGTACTTATTAATCAAGTTTTTTCTGGAAAAAGTGGGATAACATTATCAGTTTTCTTTATTCCTTTATCTTTTTCTTTTTGGTGTTCATCTACTTCCTTTTGTAATTCTGGTGGTGTTGAATATCCTAAATCTGTTAAATAGTCTTTTAGAACAAATGGGTCTAACATATCTGCACTCCATTCTTGTTCTTGTATGATATCCTCTCCAGTTTCTTGCATGAGATTTTGTCTACTTCTTAAATATGTATCACATATCATAGACAAGTGTGTTGTTGCTTTATACAATGATAACCATTCTTGGTTCATTTGAATAGGGTTTTCAGTATCGTCTGCAAATGCAATATTAATTTTTTGAAACCAACCACCATCACTTGTTATTACAAGTGCAATGTCACCTTTCTGGAGTTTTAATATGTGTTCTTTGTCCACTTAATTATAGATATCTACTCTGATTGCTTCATATAATGCTTCATTCTCAGATGAGAATGCACCAGCATCATACTGTTCTTGCCAAAATTCTTTCCATTTAACATCTGATGTTGCAGAATGTTCTATCATAGGATGACCAGTTGGTAGACTGAAAGTACCACCATCTACCTCTTGTAGTGTAGTTTCTACTCTTTGACCACCTACAAAATTAAGAATGTCTTTTGTTGTTCTTGGTTGTCCTAGTGTTGGACATGAATGAGTTACCCATGTATTAAGATTTGCAGTTCTACCCATCCCATTTGCAATTAAGAAATTGTCAATAAGTTTTGCAGTTTCATGGTCTCCACCTTTTAACCATTCTTTTTTATATTTTCCAGCTGCACCAGAAACTATAAAGTCATTGACACATGTAGTTTTAAATTTGTAGTCTTCACTTCTACCAAAATCTTGCAAACTTACTTCTGAGTTTGATGGTGATATGTTAAGTGCAGTTGTTTTATCTAAAGTTGCATCTGGAATTACACTTGATGAAACTGTTGCAATAGGATTAATTTCACCAGTGATTGCTTTTTTATAATCATCGATATATTTCCAATATACTTTTACTTCAACCCTATCAAAAGTTTCTGTATTTGCAACGACTGTAGAACCATTTTTGTAAACATAAGCTGCCATGTAAGCATCAAGTCCAGAGTTACCTAACCATTGTGCAGGCCCCCAATTAGATGTATCGTTTTCATCAACACCTTTTGAAAAACTTAAAGTTGCTTTTGGATTACCATCTGGAGCTGCACCATATTTTGCAATCATTTCATCTTTTTGTGCAATCTCATCAACATTAGTATAAGTTCTTTGACCATCCTCTATGAACTTACCATCCATCCATTCACTGTCTTTAACAATACCATCCCTTACAATGTATTTGTCACCAGATTCCCTCATCATTTCACAGAATTTTGCTTGTGACATTGGTGTTGGGTGACCATCATTCTGCATAATAGTTTGCATAGTTGCACATTCATATGAGTCATCTTCGACCCATGATGGTATAGTTTGTCCCCAGTTATCAGTTGCCATTCTCTATCCCCTAGTTACTTTTTTGACTCTTTCTATCTGTTGGTTGATAATTGCTTTTCTGTTTGGCCAATAGATATATTCTTTATCCTCATTTTCCATGAGTTTATGTAGAAGTGGTAATATAAGTTCTTCTGCATCTGCAAGTTGTGATTTCAATTTTGATACTGCAACATCTGTAGAACTACCCATAGATGTTTTTGCATCATCCAACTCATCTAATGCACTTGATACTAGTTTGTTAAGTACATCAACCTTTGCATCAAGGTTTTCTATTTGTTCTGAGTTGACTGCATTTCCAGATGATTCTGCAACCTTCTTGAGGTCTTCTGCAATCTTCTCATTGAGAGCTGCAGCTTCTCCAGTTTTGGTTGTGAGTTCGTCTTGGTCTACTGCTGTAAAACCGAAATCTAAATCTGCCATTACTTCTTACCTTTACTTCTTTTTAACTTTTCTCTTGCATCCACAACTGGTTCAGAGGTTTCATTACCTTCCACCTTACCACCATCTAGACTTTCAGTTTGTTCTTGTTGTGCAGCTTGTCTGATTTGTGCTTGTGCCTGACTCTCTGCAATGATGATTTCTCTTAATCTTCCGATAGTTGAGAACTCTTCTGCTTTGAATGTTCCACGACTTGCACATGTATCAATAACTGCAACCATCTGAGCTAGTTCTTTCAAACCTAGAATCTGTGTTTGCATCAAATCAACTTGTTCTACTTGATTCATAATGTCTCCATAATATTTGTACCATCTAGTCTAAAGGACTTGATGGAAATCTTTTGATTGTTACTGGGACATCACCTGTCTGAGTATCAATCTGTTTAATTACTGGTTCTTCTATATTCCATTCACAAAAAATGTCTGTGCCTGGCTTGAACCATTTTTTAAAGTCATAATTGTATATCATTTCATGAGTTTCCCCATTCATTGGGTCTACAATCTTTAACAATCCCATTACTGGGTCATAATGACGAACCTCTGCAATCTTGGATACACCATTATCAGTATATCTTATTGCTCTTTCCTCATCAGTTAGACCTAGTTTGTTTATTGCCTTTTCCATAGTAGTATTTATATCAATACTTACTTAGGACTTAGGTCAAAACCTGCCAATTCACAAATTTCTTTTGTGACTGATTTGAAAGGCATAGTCTTATCTTTAATTGCAACTAAGAACTCTGCTTCAGATTTCTCAAGTGACCTTAAAGTATTAAGATATATTTCCTCTCTTTTAGATTGACTTGCTTGTGCAGAACCACCTTCAACCCAATACTGCATTCTTTTAAATACACGAATGAATCTTTCTGGTGCCATATCCATTGCACCTTCTGGTGTGTCTGGGTCTCCAATCACAAATCCATCTGGTAAACCTTCTGGTAAAGTAAATACAACCCTTGGGTCGAATGCAGCTTTAAGTGCATATTTTACATCATTCCTACCATTAAACTGTTTTAGGATGTCAACCTTAGATTGTTTACCTTTAGTTTCTTCAACTAATCCTAGTATTTCTACAATACTTGGATTTCTTGGAAGGTCTTTAACAGTTTTTACTTTTGTCTCAGGCCCATCTAAAACTTTCTTTTGAGTATCCCCAATTGGTTTTTCATATTTGGACATGACATCAGCTGCATCATCTACTGCTGATGGTGGTGACATTTGTTTTGTTAAAACTGCATCTGCCTTTTCTAGAGAAACTTCTTGTTCTTTTTCTTGAACTATTTTCTCTAAAGTCTTTTTATTAAGTGACCCTTTAGGTCTTCCTCGTTTTGCCATAATTAAAAGTCTCCAATACTTTCTTCTAAATCCATCAATCTGTTATTAATAAAGTATGTTAGTAATCCACCTCTTGGTGCAACTTGTACATTATCAAACTCTTGAAGGATTTGTTCTTTGTACTCACTAGGTATATAGGACAAATCTATAAGACTCCTATTCCTTGATAAGTTTCTATCTATCTCATCATCATTTGCAACTAATGGGTCTTTGATAATCTCTCTTTTCTTTTTAGAAAGAGGTCTTTGTCTCAACCCAGATACAAATACATCATCTTGAGATAAAACATTTGGAACACCATCACCAGTATCACCACCAATAATATGGTCAATAAGATACTCTTCTGCCTGTTCCTTTGTTAGTTTAATATTACTCTTAGTGATAGGTGAGAATTGTCTAACCTTTCCATACCTTTGAAGTTGTTGAAAGTCTTTATCACCACTAATAATCATGATGTTTTCTGTACTTCCATACTTTTCACATAGAGTCCCTATGATATCATCTGCTTCACATTTTGATATACAGATATATTTATAAGGGAAATTATACTTTAATTCTTCTCTCATGACAGTTATGCAATCAAATATTTGATTCCAATCTTTGTCATCTTTGTCTCTAGTTTTCTTTCGATTTGCTTTGTAGTATGGATATACATCTTTTCTCCATACATTATAAGAGTCGTCTGCAAGGACTAACTCTCCATATTTGTTTTTGTATTTCTTTCGATACATTGCAAGACTCTTTAAACAAATATGTCTTACAAGTTGTTCATTGATTGGTTCTTTTCCACCTCTGGTTTGTGCCATCAGTGACGCAATTAGAACCTGCGTTAGGTCAATTAAAATCATTCAGTTCTCAATAATATAGTGTGTTCGTTAATTCTTCCTGTAGGTTTAGATGATTTTGTGTTTATTTCATCTAATACTTTACTTAATACTATTTTACCACCTTCTTGGATTCTGTCAAGGAAATATTCTGTCTTATTTCCAATCTTCTTCATAGCACTGTAGTTATTAAATCTTTGAATTGTTGTACCCTTGACTCCAAGACCCATTCTATCTTCTGCAACAAACTTTGTAAGTTCTTTGGTCTTGGTATTGAATGTCCATAGTTGCATTGCACCCACAATTAACTCTGGATTAAGTGATGTAAGATGATACTCTGTATCTGTTATCTTGTAGTTTATCTTTTTAGTTTGTTCCTGTGCAGAATAGACTTTTTTTCTTCTAGTTCTTTTCTGACCTATTTTACCTTTTGCATACTTATCACATTCTTCTCTAATACCACAAATATATTTGTATGCATCCCTTAGTCCTTTTTTAGATAAGAATGAATAAGCTTCTTTCAGTTGTGGACATTTACCTTCAACTGCCTCTTCTAATTCTTTTTCTAAATTGTGGAAATTGTCTCCTACTTTTACTGCAACTGGGCCTGACACTTGTTCGTCTGTTAGATATGCAAAGACATCGAATTTGTTTTTGGGGTCATCAAAGTATAAATCTATTTGATATTCTATTTCACCTGCGTATTCATTTGCCTTGTTTAAAATTCTTTCTTGTATTGAGATAACTGGTTTCTTTTTCTTTTCTTCGTCTTTGACTGCTTTGAGAGAGTCTATATCTGTAATACATTTATCAACATGTTTTTCTATGAATGCAGTTGTAGATGGACTTAACAAATCCCCTTCGAACATACAAGGAACTGACCTAGTTTGCATTCTTGCAAGTGCAGCTGCAGTTCTAGGGACATACTTAAGTCTTTTAATTCCCTTAATATATTTGTTTTCATAGTCTCTTTCAGACATCCATGTTGATAACCATTCACCACATGATTTATTATCACTCATGTAGTTATACCAATTCATGCATCTACCTTTGTCTCTTTCGTCTTCTGCATGAGGTTCTACACCATAATAGATTTCATCAAGAGATTTTGTATTTCTCTTACTCATGTTAATTACTTATAAAAAACAAAATTTTAAGTATTATCTCCCTCGGTATAAGTAGTTCTCTGTTTATCAAATTGACCTTTACCTGTAAGTGGTTGTTTCTGAAAAGGAAACCCATTTTCTCTCTTTTCAGGCAAATTGTCTATATAATTCTTTACTTTTTTCTTCTGTTTATCTTCTGCAACAATAATACTACTACCGATTGCAAAAATACCAGCACCAATAAGTAAAAGAATTTGTGTTATTATTTCCCAATCCATTCTATATCCTCTTTTGGTATTACTTGATATGCACCTTTGTTGTAAGCTGGTGCAACTGTAAACTTTTTAGACTCTTCTAACTTCCAACTGTTATCTACATTCTTTGTTGGTCTTGCATTGACACCTAAAGAAGGATATTTCTTCCTGTGGTCTTCTGATGCCTTCATCCTATCTAATTCTGATTGACTTGGTTTGTGTATTTTGTATGACATAGTATGACACTTTTTCTTTGTAGAAAGACTCTTAGTCTTTCTTTTACGACCTGTCATGTCATACCTTAAACTATTTCCTAAATTTATTGTACCCATAATGTAATCAAGTTTCTTAGTAGAAAAAATAATCCTACTGTATTTAACATAATCAATGCTCTATCTTTCCATGCAATAGAGACACCTACCCAACCACTGATACCAATGATTGATAAAATTAAATCTACATTTTGTAATTCTGGAATCCCACGAATTGACATTGCACCTAACACAAATGCAGAAGATACCCACTTAAGATACCAATCCCATGTGTACTTTGGTGTTGCAGATTTAAATATCCTAGTAGAGTTTTTAAGTTCTTCTTTAGTAAAACTACTAGACTGTTTCTTTGCTTTTTCTTTGAGACTCAGCAATTTGCTTTTTAAGTTCTTTTTCAAAATCTTTCCATTCCTTAACTGTTTTGAATTCAGTTCCATATTTAATTAATTTTTGTTGTTGTTGAGGTTGACTCATCTTCCTTGTCCTCTATATTTTTTATAAGACCTTTTCTTATGTTTGTTCATATGAGACATAGAAATTTTAGTTCTACGACTTCTACCACCTGTACCCTGTGATGTACATTTTCTTACACTTACATGTGTAGTTGTAAATCCTCTGCTCTTTACTGCCATAATACTCCATACTCTCCACTAAAAAGTGAAGTGACAACGATGATGGGGAAGGAGAGAGTAAACCCAACCATCAGCACCTTTAGGGATTTTATATGAGAATCAGACTCAGACCCAATATACAACTGCCATGAGTTGTCACTTCGAAACTGTTTACCTTGGTTCTAAAATAGAATTGTTCACTGCTTGTAATCTCTGCCAGTCTTTAAACTCTTTGTAAGACCTTAGTCCTTCTGGTGCAGAATAGATAGCTTGAACTTCATCGAAATAAGGATGTGAGTCATCACACTTGTAACCCATATCATTGATTTCTTTTATTCTAATATCTTTCCAAGATTGTTTATTATTTGTCATATTTGTATATTACTATAAGTTGTACCTATCTGTCAAGTTTTATAAATTTTCGTCTTGCCTTTGAAAATAGTTTAGATGGTGATTTGTAAAAGATTTCTTCTTTAGTTCCAGTTTTAATGTATCCTACATTCTGATTCTTTTCATTAAAGATGTAGGTGTGATTTGGAACATTACATCCAGAGTCACTCCAATCTGTTATTTCTTTGTAGTATGTAAGCATATTAGTATCCCATCCTATGAGTTATTTTTTTGTGAAGTTTATATTCTAGTTTTTTTGCTTCTCGTTCACTTGGATATCTATCTTCTAAAAATTGTTTCACATGAATCATTTCATGTGCAAGTGTTTGAAACATATTATCGTCTTCTTTTGTTAATTCGATTGTAACAGACTCAGTATCACCATAACAAAAACCAATTGCATAATCATAATCTCTTGGAAACTTATTATATACCAAGACTTCTATATCTGCCTGTTTAATTTTTAGTTCTTGACATGCCTCTACAATATAATTGTAGATTAATGCTTCATCTATATCTTTGACACGACCCCCTCTAGGGCCTGAGATTGTGACCTCAATCATTCCAATTATACTCTGGTTGTAATCCATTCTCAACAATAGTTTGAATCATTTCAACAACATCATAGTTTTCACCACCAATGTGCCAATCATATTCATCTAATGGAACACCACCAGTTTTCCAATTGTAAATATATCCTTTGACATATTCCCAATCTTTATCACCATATTCATCAGTGAAATAAACTTTACCTTCAATGACCCATTCACATTGAACTTTTTCATATGGGTCACCAGTATCAACTGTAGGTTTACCAAATAACTCTTTCAACTTATCGTAAGTTGTATTTACAGTTCCTTTTAAAGAACCACCAACAAAGTCACTTGAAACTTCGTATTCGATATTATCTTTGTTAAATTCTAAAAACATATATTACTCCTTTATTACACTAGTAGTATAACAAAAGATGTACCTATGTGTCAAATATGGTGGAGCTGATAGGAATCGAACCTACGACCTTCTGGATGCAAACCAGACGCTCTCCCTACTGAGCTACAGCCCCTCACTATATTTTAAATTGATATCTGCGTGATGTGCTTCATCAGCTCTGACTTTCTTGATTAAGTCTGAAAGCTTTGCACTTTTCTTCATCCCATAATAATCTATTGCAAGTTGTGGTGCTGGGATGTTCTCTACTTCACCACTTTCTACCATCTTAAGGTATTCTGTATATGACTTTACTGCTTCTTCTTCAAAGTAATGTATCATTCTATGTGCAGTCTTAGGGAAGAACACATACAAGATAAAATAAAATATCCAAAATATTGCTTGTGCAAATAACACTAACCATCTTTCAAATACATTTGGTTTGGTAATTTCTATGAAAAACATAAGATGCATTCTTTCATTCTCTGCCTCTGCAAGAAGTTCTCTTATCATAGGGCCATACCCTGTTTTCATTTGTCTAAGACTTGTTAGATGCATCCACATACCAGCAACCATGCCAGGCACACCAGCAACTGTTTCTAGGACAACTGCACGATGTCCATACCTCTTTGCAAAAAATGTATCTGCAACAAAACGAAAGAACTTCGTCATTGACATTGCAAACCAATCTGATACTTTATTCATCCTTATGCATTTTAATGAATGCCTCTGCATCTATAACCACTAATGGTTTATGATGATTCTTTTTAATTACGACTATGGGTTCATACTTCCCACAATTTGCTAATGCTTGTTTGTAGGACTCCCAGACATTGACTCGTTCTTGATTTTTACATTCAATTGAGTAAGGAAATTTCTTCCTTGCAGCTCTTGCCATAATGAGGTCTTCACCAGAAGAACCCATAGACCTACTTTCAACATCTTCCTCATGTATTTCTAATTCCTCAATGAGTCTCTCACGAGTCCATTTTTGTAAATTTCTCCCTTTTGCTTTAGCAGATTGTACCTTCATTCACCTTTTCCCATGATATAATTGTATCCCACTCAATGTCATCCCACTTTGAGTTCACAACATCCCAAACTACAACTTTATTACTTTGTATACTTTGTTTTGCTGAATGTCCTTTATAAACTCCAGTTATATTTCTACCAGAATTTAAAGACCTAAAATCTATTTTTACTGTAGATGTTTTTAGTGCATCTAGTATTACTTCTCTATTCATCGAAGTCTAACTCCTCGTTCATATCAAATTCATCTTCTATTTTTAATTCTGAACCACAAAATGGACAAAATTTAACTTCATATCCATCACCCATTTCATGTTCAACATCACCTTCTGCACCACATTCTAAACAATAAAACGACTCCACAAAATCTGGGTCTTGCATGATTGTTTCTCCTTATTTATCGTTCCAATCCTTGTTGTGCCAAGCGTATAATTGGTCAAATCCACCAATTGACTCACCATCAACTTTTATTTGAGGGAAGGTTCTTGCAGTTGGAAATAACTCAAAAAGTTCTTCCCTAGTGAAATCTTCTTCCAACATATAATATTTAAAATCATATCCTTCTCTTTCACAAAGTTGTTTTGCTTTTACACAATAAGGACATGCTGGTTTACTCCATATCTCAATCATTTCATAGTCTCCTGTATAAATTCACCTAATAGTTCTATATCACTATCGGACAACATTTCTGCTTGTCCCCACATTGTGGATGACATTGCACCTATTGTTTCTCTGTTTTTATATGCATTAAGTCTACCTACAATATATGATTGAGATTGACCAGCAAGTTTAGGAAAGACTGCCATACCTTGACCCTCTTGTCCATGACAAGCTGCACATCCAGCCCATAATCCTCTGATAGATGAAAAGGGGTCACCAGCATCTGCAAGTTGTTTTGCTTGTAAAATTTCAACTGTTGTCCCATGCACTCTTACATATTCTTCATAACATTCACCTGTGCATGTATGAGCACTCTGATAACCTGTATACTCAAGATTAGGATATATCATTGTTGAAAAAAATAATCCAAATGCAAATATACCTACCAAAACCATTCCTAATTCCTTCATAATTTAAATCCCTCAAATGTATTTTCTTTTATATCTTGTTTAATACCACCGATTACATAAGATTCAATCTCTGTCTCCTGTGGTGCATTCTGTTGTCCTCTAGATGATAACCAGTGTTGTGTCCATGGTAATGGGTTGGTTCTACTTGAGATATCATATATAGGGTTCAAACCAATTGCACGAAGTCTTCTATTTGCAATATACTCTACATACTGACTTAACAATGCAGTTGATAATCCTAACATACTACCATATTTAAATAGATACTCTGCCCAATCTTTTTCTTCTGCAACTGCATCTTCGTACATTTTATAAACATCTGGTTCACATTCTTTCATAACTTTTAACATTACTTTATCTTTTTCTTCTTTCTGATAACATTTTAGAATGTGTTGTGATATTGCAAGATGTTGTGCTTCGTCTCTTGCAATCAGACTGATAATTTTTGCAGAACCTTCCATCTTTTTCATTTCTCCAAATGCAAAAGTACATGCAAATGATACAAAGAAACGAATACCTTCAAGTATGTTAATACTAATTAGTGCAAGATATAATCTTTTCTTAAGTTCATATTCATCTTTTTCGTATCCTAAACTATATCTCTGTGCATAGTCTATGAACTCATCATATCTTTTTGTGACTGATTCTGCTCTTGCAATAATCTTTTCGTCATCTAGAATTGTATCAAATACCTTTGTTGGGTCTGAATACAAATTCTTTATCATGTAAGTGTAGGAACGACTATGGATTGTTTCCATAAAATCCCATGCAATGATACATCCTTCTAACTCTGGAAGAGTACAGAAAGGTAACAATGCAGTAGCAGGGCCTCTACCTTGAACTGAATCTAAAAGTGTCTGATACTTTAGATTACTAGTAAAGATGTGTTTATGTGCTTTACTTAGTTCATTGTAATCGTTCCTATCTTTTTGAAGAGAAACTTCTTCTGGTCTCCAGAAATACCCAAGTTGTCTTTGTGTTAATTTGTCGAAAATCGGATATTTAAAATCGTCATATCGTTGGGTATTAAGTTCCTCTCCAAAGAAGATTGGATTCTTTAAAAAATTTACTTTGTTTCTATTAAATACTTTACTCATATTTCTTATAACCTTTTGCACATGGTTTTCCTGTTAATGGGTCTGTCAATGCACTATTCCCATATCTCCAATAATTTTTTCCATCTTGTAAAAACATATTTGCTTCTTCAAATAATCTTCCACTTTTACTTCCTGTTCCATGATATACTGATGGTCTACCATCATTTGCAAGTATTGGAAAATCTCTATACATAGGGCCATCTGCATGTAAATAGTGTATAAAGATTTGTCTTGCAGATTCTCCAGCTAATCTTTCTCTCCAGTGAATTACATTACTTCCTTGATAAAATAATGCATCACCTGGCTCTAATTCTACTGGAATACAATTTTCTCTTTCATTATATGGACTTCCCATTGTCAAATCCCATGAGTCATCGTTTGCCATTCCACAATAGTTTATGTCATTACGAACCCATATAGTCCATGGTTTATTATCATCTGTATTATATGATATAGGAAAGGTTGCACTAAACTCACATGATGGTCTATCAGTATGACTTAATAACCTTGCATGTCTATCATATGTTCTTCCATAAGAATATGTTGGAACTAATCGAACACCAAATAGGTCTTCTATTTTCTTTTGATACATTAGAAGAATAGTTTCTCCATAATTAGGAAAGGGCATTCCTTTACTAACCCATGTATCTAATCCTTTTCCTTTATCATCGTAGTTTGCACCGATGATATGTTCTTCACGATAATATTGTTTTCTTTGTTCTTGAAACTTGAACATATGAGAAGTCCACTCAATATGTGTTTTTTCAAAAAAGTTTCTTGCAACAAAGAATCTATTTTTTACAAATGAATAACCTTGTTTAGTTATTTCTGGTGCATCTTCTGGATGGTCTGTTTCTGGATTAAAAATTTCCTTCCTTGCACTCTCAGTGAGATTTACATAACTAGATAAGATTTGTTCTTTTTTCTTTTTATAGAACTCTTTTTTATCTTCTTTTCTTTGTATGTTTTCTTCGTTAGTTCTTCTTGCAAATTCTATATGGCGCATGCGTCACAATCCTCATCATCTAATTCTTCCTGTACTGGAAGTGGTTCGTCTTTTACTTCGACAACCTCATCTGTCTTCATATCATATGTATTTTGGTAATAAGAAGTCTTCCATCCATATTTATAAGTTTTAAGAAGGTCTGTTGCCATTTCAGAGATAGGAACTTCGTTATTTTCATAGTTTTCTGGGTTATAAGACCAATTACCACTAATACCTTGGTCAAAGAATTTCTGCATAACAGAAACTACTTTGATATATCCATCATTATCTTGCATATCCCACAATAATGTGTAAAAGTTCTGTAACATTTGATATGATGGTACAACCTGTTTTAGAGGCCCTTTCTTTGATTTCTTGACACTTAAATAGTCTCTTGGTGGTTCTATACCATTTGTTTCATTTGAGACCACTGACGAACTCTCAGAGGGCATCTGTGCAGATAATGTACTATGTCTTAGTCCATGTGTTTCTATTGACTTTCTTAGTTTATCCCAGTTCTGTTTATATACTGGTTTTACAATTTCATCAACATCTTTTTTATATGTATCAATTGGTAGTTTACCTTCTGCATACTTGGTTCTATCAAACCACTCACATTTACCTTTTTCTTTTGCAAGTTTATTTGATGCTTTTAATAAATTATACTGAAAACTTTCTGTAAGTTCATGGACTAATTTGTGTGCAGTACTGTCATTGTATTTAACTTTATTTTTTGCAAGATAATGTGCAAGACCAATGTATCCTATACCTAAACTTCTTCTTGCTTTAGTTGATATCTCTGCAGCTTTTACTGGGTATCTTTGATATTCAATTAGTTCATCTAATCCACGAACTGCAATGTCACAAAGTTCTTGCATTTCTTCTAGTTTAATTGAACCTACATTTATTGCAGATAAAATACAAAGTGCAATTTCACCTTCTTCGTCATCTGGATGACTAATAGGTGTTGTAGGTAAAGTAATTTCTTGACATAGATTACTCATACTTACTTTATCTAAAAAGGAACTATGACTATTACTATGGTCAATATTCATAATATAAATTCTTCCTGTCTCTGCTCTTTCTTTAAGTAAATCCATGAACAAAGTTCTTACATTTATTTTCTTTTTAGGGATAGAATAAGCTCTCTCGTACTTTTCGTATAATTCATCAAACTTATCTGTGCCAAATGCATCGTACAAATCAGGCACATCGTGAGGAGAAAACAAAGTGATATCCTCGTCTTTAATAAATCTCTCATAAAATAATTTAGATAATTGAATAGAATAGTCTAGTTTTCTGACTCTATTATCTTCTGTTCCTTTATTGTTTTTGAGAACAATAATGTCCTCAATCTCTTGATGCCAGATTGGAAAGTGGACAGTAGCACTTCCACCACGAACACCATTTTGGGTACAACATCTGACAGTAGATTCAAATTTCTTGAGGAAAGGTATAACTCCTGTGTGCTGTACTTCTCCACCACGAATTTTAGAGTTGATTCCACGAATTCTACCAGCATTGATACCAATACCAGCCCTCTGTGCAACATACCTACCAATAGCCATATCAGAAGAGAAGATACTTGGAAGAGTATCATCACTGTCGACCAAAACACAACTAGCAAACTGTCGAAGAGGAGTCCTAACCCCTGCCATAACTGGGGTTGGTATGTTGATTTTAAATTGACTAATCGCGTCATAATATCTTTTAACATAATTTAACCTCGTTTCTTTAGGATAGTCCTTAAAAAGAACTGCACTAATCAAAATATACATAAATTGTGGAGTTTCATACAATTTACCAGACGACCTGTCTTGTACAAGGTATTTATCCACTACCTGTTGGAGACCTGCGTATGCAAACATCAAGTCTCGATTATGATTTAGATATGAGTTTAGTTTTTCCCACTCTTCATCATCATAATAACTCAATAAATCTTTATCATAAACACCATATTCTATATTTCTTTCTACTATCTCTTTTAATGGTGGATAAATTTTACTATCTTTCCATTTAGTATTGAATACATCTTTTCGGATTGCAAATAGTAATAATCTTGCAGCTACATATTGATAATTTGGTGTGTCCAAAGATATCAAATCCGATGCAGATTTAACTAATGTCTCTTGAATTTCTTGAGTAGTCACTCCATCATAAAATGATAGATTTGCACTCATTTCAACCTGTGATGCAGATACCCCATTGATACCATCAGTTGCAGCTTCTACCATTCTATGTATTTTTTCTAAATTTAGATTTTCTTTTGACCCATCCCTTTTCGTAATACTTAAACCATTACCATTCACTATACTTTACTCCAGTTATTAATTGCAAGGGATAACTCTAAACCTTGTCTTGTATTCTCGTCTATCACATCTTTGACTTTGATGTTTTTCATCCACATGTCATTGATATCTTTTTCTTTTATTGTCTCTGGCCAAACACAAACTTTGTAACCTTGGTCACCCATAGACTTCATCTTTTTGATGATTTCTTTATTCCTAGGTTCATTATCAAAGATTAGAGTAGAATTACTCTTACTAATTTCGTTTGTTACCTTGGAGAAATCTGAACCTGCCACTGCAATGCAGTTGTCCAGAAATAAAGAGTCAATTGGCCCTTCAACAACATAAAGAGGTCGGTTGAAATCAACTTTGTCGAGATTGAAAATAAGTGGTTTTTCTTCATCGAATCGTAGTGTTAAATATCTCAGTTGTGAATTATTTAGAGCTCTACCAGTAATTCCTATGAGATTTTTTTGTCTATCATAGAAGGGTAAAACTAGTCTTGGGTCGTTTCCTAAAACTCTCTTATTATACTTATAATTTATTGAACTTAGACTTTGTGCTTTCTCCACAAAATACATATCTTTCCAATGTTTATATGGTATATCTCTTTTTTGTAAATAGTCAATACATAATGGACTATCTTCTGCCTTGGGATATTTTGCAAGTGGGTTAGATTTAAACTTAGGTGGTTCAAAAGTAAAGTTCTGTTGTGCAACTGGTCTGGTATCATTCTTTTTACCGAACTTTTCCATGACCCATTGTTTATGCAACATTTCATCGTGGTCTTTAAGAAAAATACCTATGTTAGTAGAATGACCACAATTATGACATTTATAGACATAAGTATCCTTATGCACAAAGTGATAACCTCGTGCTTTTAGTTCATTCTTGGAACTGTCTCCACAATAGGTACATGAATGGTTTAGGAGTTTATCATCCTTCCATTTTACATTTCTCAAACGAGGGGATACTAGTTTAAGGTATTTTTTATCAATCCACAAAGACATATATCTATAATACTATAAGTCTGGGATTTGTCAAGGTAATATTCGTTCTCTCTTACGAATATCTAGACATTGGTTTTATTTTTTCTTGACGACTGCAGCTTTGCCTTCTGATGTAGAACCATCTGGGTTCTTAATGGTGACATTCCTATAGTAAACTACAACTTCTTGTACTTCACGAATGTATCTTCTTAGTTCTTGCATGTTATATGCAAGGAGTTCATAATCACTGACCGAGAATGCAACAAAGACGACATCACCATTATTCATTTTTTTCATATCATCCATAAATCTATCAAGATAGGTATAATCTTCTGGCCAATCTGGATTTTCTTTACCCAAATCACATACCCATTTACCATCTACTTTGGTTCTAGGTCTTTTACCTTCTTCATTTTTGATACATGGATTTGCAATCTTAGCTTCAGATACTACATAAAACCTAGGTTCTTTCAAATCAATGTTCCTAGGCATTGTTGGTTGTAATATATCTATTTCTAATGGTTTGGATACGATATCTACTTTCTTAGTCCCAAAACTAGCACAACTAGTTGTTAGGATTAATATCAGCGGAAGGGTCGTCCAAAGAATCCAGTTCTTTACTGTCATTTTCTATACTCTCAAAAACTTGTGCAGTACCATCGTTAATTCTTTTTTCAATCATTCCTGGCTTTGCAATTGCAAGTTGGTTTAAATTATGTCTTCTAAAAATGTCAAGATATTGATTCATTTCTTGTTCAATCTGAGCATTTTTTTGCATCATTTGTTGTAAGGATTTACCTTGTTTTTCAAATGATTCTTTCATTGCAGTCATAGCTTGTTGTTGTTCTAGTACTGCACCTTCAAGTGCAAGGTTGTTTGCACTTAATGTTTGATTTTGATTATAAAGATAAAAGGTTGCAAGACCTAATATCAATATAATACCCATAAACATTTGGTTCATTATGAGTTGTCCTCAATGTATTGTTTTACATCACCTACAGTAAGTAATGTCTCTGCATCTTCATCTGGAATTTCAAGGTCATATTGATTTTCGACTTGCATAACTAACTCTACAATATGTAAAGAATCTGCACCCAAATCATCTACAATTTTACTATCATCACTTATTGAAGATTCATCAATATTTAGATGTTCTGCTATTATTTTTTCTACTGACATTTTTATAACTCCTTTATTATATAGTGTAATCCACCAGCACTTCTAAATTCTACAAGACAGTTTTCTTCGTCTTTAAATTTTAGATGTCTTTCTGTTTGTTTGAAAATCTTTTTTGCAATATAAACTTTATCATCTGCATCACCATATTCTCTGTTAAATGATACAGTTATTTCATACCTTTCTCTGAATAAGTCTATGAACCAAATAAATGCAGTTTTAATCCATCCCCAAATCTTAGTTATCCACTTTTGCACTTGCTCTCCACTGATAACATGACCAATATCTTGCTTTAGTTTTAGGGCCAGGGTCAGCACAATTATGTCTTGCTCTGAATGACTTTCTTCTTTCTTTGTTATCACGATTTATACCCATGTTAGGGTCTCCAAATCGAACTACAACAACCTTACCCTTCTCATTCTTTACATAAACCTTAAACTTTTTATTGGGATTCTCAGAAGTCCTTATAGGGTCATTTAATGTGACTTTCTTACCTTGATACTCTGCTTCTGTAAGTTGATGGTCATAATATCCTAAACATTCTGCACAACATTCTTCTTGAGCTCTTTTAATTTGGTCTGGAGTAGGAGCTCCTTTTTCACCTTTCTTTCTCATCTTCTCACCAGAACCAGCTTTAATTCTTGCTTTTTTCTTTCTGATATTGTCCCAAAGTCCTTCATCTAATTCATCAAAATCACCCATCTTTAAGAACATTCTATTTTTAACTTGTTTTTTATCAGTTGCTTTCATTCCTACCATCTTTGCAATGGAGTTAATATATGCAAGTCCATCCTCTGCATCCTTCTTGTATCTTTTACCCATTTCTGATTTAAGTCTTTTGGTTATAATATCAAGAACTTGTAAAACACCTGTAACAATTTTACCATCTGTCATGAGTTGTGCTTCATTTACAGATGCAAGTGAACCTTTGAGGACAACTTTTTTCTTTTCTTTTTCTTTGTCTTTTACATGAGGTGGATGTTCTGGTTCATTATCTGCAACAATCATACCTATTTGATTTATTAAAGATGTAATAACTGGTGTAGGTAACATTGATAGTTGTTGCATAGTATCTTTAGAAATACCTTTAACATTTTTTAGTTTCTTTTTCCAAGAAGAGATTGCAGTCATATCTTTTTTTCTTGACTCAGTTATTGCATCTTCTTGGCCAGGAGTATCTTCTTTATATCTTTTTAAAAGTTCTGGTGTTCCTATTTCTCTATAACCAGAATCATCTTTCTTTTTCTTTTTACGAACAATAGGTTCATTAGTTGCAACTGCACTTCCTGTTGCATTCACTGGTGCATCTTCTACTACTTCTTTGAACCTTTTTAATTTCATTTTACTATTTCCAATGGTTTACTTAATTCTTCCCATGATGTTTCATAGTCTGATTCTACAGAGTCTTGAAACTTAGAAATTCCTAACATATCATATTTAGGTAAAAGTCTATCTGGAAGTAGTCCAACCTTTTTAAGATTAGGCATAATTCTAGTAAATAGTAATTCTTGGAACTGAGTATTCAATGCATTTTTAGTAATGTATTCATCTGTATACTCAATATCAAATCCCCATTTTTCCCAAACATCATATTGTTTAAATCTATTTCTCAATACTGTACATGCCTCTAAACAAAAATCTTCTCTTTCTTCTTTCTCTTTAGGTGTTAAAGTATGCACAAAACTTTCAAGATAATTTACTCCAAAAGTCACATGCCTTGCTTCATCTCTAATTACTAAAGTAAGTATCGACCTTAGTACTGGGTCTGTAGTTGTTTGTTTTATTGTATTGAAGATTGCAAGTGCAAGACCTTCTATGATTATTTGCATACCAATAAACTTTAAATCCCATCTTTCATCTGTAAGAACTTTATCTAATAAAGCTTTCAAATTTGCACCAATAGGAAACATTCTACCCACTCTAGTTTGTAAATATTTGTTGAATGCCTCTACATGTCTTGCCTCATCAAATGTTTGTGAAGCTGCATAAAGTTTTGCATTAAATGTAGGTGCGCAACTAGTAAGTTGAGATGCAACTAATAATGCACCTTGTTCACCATGCAATAGTTGTGCAAGTGTCCAGTTATTTAAATCTTGAACAAATTCTTTTCTTTGTTCTATTGATAAATTTTTGTAGTCTTTATGGTCTTTCCATTGTTCATTAAAAAACATAAATGCAGTTTCATCTTCATCTGGATTAGGAACATTCCAATTTATATCTTCTTCTACATTCCAATTCTTTTCTTTACCTAGTTCATATAGTTTTCTAATTCTATTATCTTGAACTGTGTAGTCCCAATTATAAGAACCAGTCAAAGGTGTATTGAATATTTCAACTACATCCTCTGGGTTGATTCCTTCGTCTTCCACTGGATAGTTTGCACCACTGAACTGTGCAATATCTTTTGGTGGAGTTTGTACCTTCGTAATCTTCATAAATCCATTCATTTAATATCATGTCCTGTTATCAACATGGACTGGTCTTGTGTTATATTGTAGACTCTGTATATGTCTACTCCCATCACATTATCAGTCTTTCCTAAAACTTGTACTTGGTCACCTCTGTAACCAACATTATTTTCTTCGTTCCAAACTGATTGTCTTAATTCATACTGTTTACCCTTTTGTAAATTATTCATATTATCATGACCTTCTAATAAGTCAAGTACTAAATCGTTTTCTTTGAGATATTGATAGAAATGTCTTTCGAGAGACTCTCCATCTATGTTGAAATGTTCTTTGAGTAAAGCTAATGATGCAGCGTAAGATGCAAGTCTTGTCCTACCAAATGGTAGTAGTTCCAAGACTCTTTTTAAATTAAATACTAATCTATGTAGTAATGTGAATGAGTTTTTTTCTTCTGAGGTTTTGGGTTTCTTTGATTTGATTCTTTTACCATTATCATCAATGAGACCGAACTTATGTGCATCCATCTCATTCCACTTTCTAGTCATCATTTTAAGAATACGAAATACAATGACTGTATCTACTACATTCATTGCACCTTCTTTTAAATCAACCTGTGTCATAATTCTCTTAATACCTGTGCTACTTCCATATCAACTGGAATTGCTGTCTTCCAATCTTCTTTAACATAATCCATAAAAATTAAACAAGTTTTAAGTACAGGCCAGTACTCTTCATCGATTTTGAATTCCAACATCTTAACAGAATTTTCGAATCCAAATATATTGAAAATGACGATGAGATGATTGAGAATCAATCTTTCTCTGAGTTCACCATTTTTGTAGTATCTTCTTAACAGTCGTTTTAAATATCTAAACCTTCTAAGGTCTTCCATAAACTCTTCCATGGAAGTGCATTGAGGGTTATCATAACACTGCATTGCAAACATGGTGAAGTTTTCATCTGTCAACTTCTCAAATAATTTCATAAT